TTTCATTATTCGGACCATATCCAAATAATTTGCTGTAGTATTTCCGTATTGATTTGCTAATTCTGTGGCAAAGTTTGTAACCTTTGTTAACATTGCCTGGTCAAACAAACCTCCTTCGCGCATCATGGCTATCTTTGTTTTGATAGCAGCATCTTCAAGGTTTTTAAAATCCTCTGTGAAGTTTTCCATTGCCTTGCCTACACCGATTCCGGCAGCAACCATTGTGGAACCCTTAAGATATTGTGATTGTAAATTACCAAACGCGGACTTAACCACTGTGCTCATATTGTCAACAGCGCTGAGGATAACCGCTATTTTAAGAGCCTTGTTCATTTTTAGGTGGTGTATTTAATTTGTTGTGAACCTGAACTGCTTTTTCATACCATTCTAGCATTTCAACAAAGTCCATGCTCTCAAATACTGTTATTGGGGTACTACAAAAGTGAGCAGCAAAAACAATTGCAGTACCTATTTCGGGTTTATATCAACCCCTTTTTTATCTGTTAATCCTGCAATTTTACCAAACAAAGTAATGTAATCAAATCCATCTAATTTATCTGTATCAAAATCTTCCAGGATTAAACTTTCAAATTGACCAGCATCATTTTTAATTTGAACACACTTACAAATAATCAATAACTGAAAATCATCAGAATCAACTTCACTTTCTGCTTTTAAACTATTTCTATTCGCAAATTCCTTTTGAATATTCATAGCATCCCTTGCGCTAAAATGAAATCGCCTAGCTTCTTTACCACTAGGAAGTGTAAATTCCTCTACTACTTTTCTTGAAAAAACTTCATTCAATGATTCTTTTGTTTGCATGATTTTATTTTAAATTAACCTTTGTAGCGAAAGCAGGATTCGAACCTGCGACCTCTTGGGAATGAACCAAGCGAGATGACCACTTCTCCATTTCGCAATAAACCTTTTTAGATTCCTAAATTAGCTCTAAACTGAGCCAAAATATCAACTCCATTAACATTTTGAATATTATTCATTACATCAATTTCAAAAATAGGCGCTGATTGACCTGCTATTTCTAATTTCATGTAAGTAACATTTATTTCAGTTTCAATTTCAACACCAGCTTTACTTTTAATCATACCACCAGGAACCTGCTTAAAAGTAGCATTTAAGTAACAAACGTATGCATTTTGTCCGGTCCTTTGAGCACCTGTATAGGTTTCTAAGTTTCCGCGAAGTTGAATTTGCCTGTTAAGGTAAGGATCAGCAAAGAGTTTCATTAAATCAGCATAAGGAGCATTTAACTTCATATTGCCTGTCATTAAATCTGTTCCTGTCACCAATTCCAATTTTGCATTTTGTCCTAAAGCTTCATGCTCTTCGTACAATGCTTTCATCACAGGTAATGTAAACTCCTTAAAAGTTCCAAACCAAGAAGTTCCATCTATAAAAACGTTTCCGTTTACTAAATTGTTTACTAACATTACTTTTTTGTTTTAATAGATTTAAGAAAATACTAATAAAGAACTATCAATGGTTCTATTAAAAGTTAAACGTTCCATTGGAGGCCCTGAGCAATAATTTGTACGTAACACTAAATGCCCTTGTGCTAATTCTGCACTTGGATTATCGGCAGGATCATAATAGCATCTGCTGCCTTGTAGCAAAGCACCCCTACCAATTTGAGTGTTAATGAAATTTTGCACACTGAAAACAATGGAATCAATTTGAGCCTGTTTAATCGGCTTATCAATAAATGGCAACATGGCCAATTCAACACTTTCATCTACAATATCTGCAGTCCTTACAACAGCCATAAAGCTTTCAAGTCCAACATTTACTGTAGGATAACTTGCATTTCTATTTCCCCAAGTTCTTAAACCTGTGCCAAAACCATTTGCAACAGAAGTAATACCTACTTCATTTAATGCGTTTACATCACCGCTTGCATCGTTAATAGCCCAACTTAATTCAATCGCTGGTCTTAAAACACCATTGATAATTTGATTGCTTGGTGAAGTCCAATAGCCTTCGTTATTATCAGTATTACAAGTAACACCAGCAAAAATTGCAGAATAAGAAACTGTTTTTTCAGCTCCACTTGCTGCACCTGGATCAGGATCAGAAATTATTAAATGGTCATAAAGTAACATTGAACGCTTGCCACTTACATTAAAGTTAATAGTTCCTGATGGACCTCTTCCTGTGATAGCAGCTTGCTTTGTTGTTCCTGCCGGAGCTGTTACAATATCATATCCCTTAAACTTTGCGCTCAACACTCTTAATTGTGTAGCAATGGCATTTCTTTCATCAAAATCTGGTGAAATATAAAGCTTGCAACGGAAACCAAAAGAGTTAAAGCAGTTATCAAATAGCTTACTGCCTGTCTTAACGTTTGAACCGCTAATTGTACCAATTAATTGTGCATCAGTTACCTGTGTAAGATCTAATTTGTAATATGTAGCCAATAAACTAGCACCATCTAAAACAGCACTGCTAATAAATTGAATATTACCAAATGCATCAAGTGTATAATCTACACCTTCTACATAAATTACACCAGGACTTCCTGCCTTGGATAAGATAATTTTATTTGCAGGACTTCCAGCAGTAAAACCAATTGGAGCAAACTCTAATTTAGCCTTACGATTTGCAACAGTTAAAGCTTCATCTGTCACCAAAGCTCTGTGTAAATCTTCATCATAAACATTAACGACAACTACAGTTGCGCCTCCTTGTTTATAAATCAAATCTAATGCTTGTGGGATATTGAAGCCTGGTAAAATAGAACCAAACTGAGCTGCATCTGTAGGATTACTTACCAAGGTAAGTTCCTGAGTTGGTCCTTCCGGAGCAATACCAAAAAGAGCAATAGTAGCTGATTTAACTACTTGTATTGATACACCGCCTTTTTTTACTTCTACTGTTTCAACTCCATGTAAGAAACTCATTGTATTTTTTATTAAATTAATTAATCAGTTGATAATGTTTCGTCTGGCACAACTATTGTATTGATGATATTTCCATCTTCATCATAGTTATTGGCTGTTATTTGAGTGATATTAACTTCACTTTCTGGATCAATAAATTGACCAATTGTGGTTTCTGCGCTCATTGTCTGAATCCATTGCCAAACACCTTCATCAAAATCCAACATGGCAACATCTTTATTCTTTAACCTGTTAAACAAGCCTGTAGGACTTTTGAATCCTAGTAACCTTTGATGAATGTATTGGATAGCAGAATAAATTCCATTTGATCCAAACCTTGTTAAAGCCATAGCATTTATCTCAAATTCAAGTCTTTCGTTTTGAACTATATGATCAGTGCTTTCTGGTTCATCAAAATGGCTTTGTCTATAAACAACAGTTATACAAACATCATTTCCTTGTGGTTTAGAATCCTGGAATTGTTTTTGAGTATTGGGTAAAATAAAAACTTTGTAGTTTGCTGGTAATCCTGCCGGACTTCCATCAAGGTTCAAAAGCCTTTCTTTTATCTCTTCCTCACATGTTTCGTAGTACATTTCTAGTTATTTTTAAGTTCTAAAATTGCTAAAACTGTATTTCCATCATGCTTCTTTTCCACTTTTCTCACAAAGTAGTCTTGCCCCGGTCCATCTGATCCAATTTCCTTAATGTTAACGTATTCAAAAATACCATCATCAACATTTTGCTTTAGCATTGTAAAATACTCAGCTTTGTATTCAATTGAAGGATGTGCTGGTTCAAACTCTAATGATTTTCCACCGCCAAACGTTTGTCCAAATCCATATTTTTTCTGAGTTTGATCAGGACTATTATAAAGAACTTTTTGCTGCTCAGTTTCAGCAGGGCTGCTTTGTGAATTAACCCAAGTACAAATATGGCCGAAAACAGTGTTAACTGTATCAACCATACTTTTCCTCATGCCTTCAAACAAATTAGCCACATTTTATTTATTAAAATACGTCTAAACGAACTTTAACAGTTGTTGCATTAATTGTAGCTGCCTCATAAGCATTTCCAATAGAAATTACTGCACCAGGGGAAGCACTAGGATTTGCATTTCCTGTAACATTGTTATTAGCACGACTGTAGTACAATTTCTGTCCTTGTGTAATAACTTCACCTGTAGCCTTGGCAAGTTCAAAAACACCTTCTACATCAACAGCAATAGTTTCTCCACTAACACCTCCGCTAACAGCAATACCTACCATATCTGTCATTTCAACCACTTCGCCTTCAGCAACAGTTCCTGAAAGAACTACATTAAAAACTTTTCCGTTACAAATTTTATTTACCATTTTATTTTTATTGTGGGGGTTTTTACACCCCCATGTTAAACAATTTTATTAATTAATTAGGGTGTAGGAAACTTGAACATACCTCTATGGTCAATTGCTTTTGCAGCAAAGAACATACGAGCTTTCATTTCCATTCCATCAACATCAAATCCAACTCTTGTTTCAGTGAACAATTCTGGCTCTCCTTCCAAGTATGCTGTTTCAATGGTATCAATCATTGCAGGATCTGCAATTACATACCAAGCATTGTCTGTAATTCTTGGCTCAACAATTTGCTCTAATGAACCTTTAAAAACATTGGTATCATCAGTTTTTGTAGCTTTAATATCACCACGCAATAACTTTTGAACAGCAGTTTCATAGTTTGGTCCACAAACTAAAAATCTACCTGTCACGTTGATAAAATCACCATTTGGATCGGTTTGATTTCTCATTGCTTTTCTGGCAGCATTTAAAGTTGTTTCACTTGGAGCACCAGCAGAACCTAAATTTGAATGATCAGCAGAAAACAAATTGAAACCATCACCCATAGCTGGATTGCCAGAAAGAATTGCATAAACAATATCAGATTTCTTTTGCTGTGCTTTATTAGCAATTGCCATTGGCGCTCTACGGAAAGCATCCAAATCATCATTGATAAAACTTTCAAAAGTAAACGCTACTTTTTTACCATACTTTAATAATTTGTAGGTTTCTTTTCCTTCTGTGAAGGTTCCTTCTTTGTATTCACCTCCTTCTGGAATTGCATCAAATGCGCCTACCAAACCGCTTAATTGAGCACGACTAATTTCACGAAAATCAGGAATGGTGGTTCGTCTTACAAATGGCTCAAATGTTGGAGCAGTCATTTCATAAGCTCTGCGAAGAGTTCTGTTAAATGTTGCACCTAACAATGTTGAAAAATCACCAATTGCCATAGCACGATTTGAAGGATCAATCAACATATTAAAGATTTGCCTTTTGGTCATGCCATCGGTTTTAACACCTTGCATTTCCATATATTTTCTTGCAGTTTCAACAAAGTTTAAACCTCTGAAAACTCTTGCAACTTCAACCTGTTCAGGTTTTAATTCACTTTTTTCTGCTGTAGGATCAACACGTAAAATTAATGCATCACCCAAAGCGCGAGAAACTTTTTCAGTTTGCTCAGTGCCAATTTTTACATTTGCACCACCGGCCGGATTTGTTGCTGCAGGATTTTTTGCAGCAATTACTTTATCCAAAACCATTTCCCTGGCTTTTTCAATGGTGATACCATCAGTTTTTAAAATTTCTGCAGTTACATCTTCTGAAACACCAGCCTTGCGACAAATTTCAGTAACTTCTACAGTTAATTTTTGGAAAGCTCTGCGGCCTTCTTCTTCTGCCTTTTCTAATTTTTTTGCGCGGATTTGCTCATTTTTAGCTTTAATCAGTGCTTTTTGCTCGGCTGTCTTTTCCATTATTGGAGGATTTTTAGGATTATCGGTTAAACTTCTTTTTTGACTTATTTCAATTTCTACTTCATGTAATTCACCTTCATTGCTTCTTGTTCCACTGTTTAAATCGGCAGGAACACCAACAAAGGAAATTTCCATAGGTTCCCAATCAATAGCTCTTAAAGTTCTGATTGATTCACCTTCTGGTGTAATATCTTCATAACGATATACATTAAAGCCAACACTAATTTTATTTTTAATGTTAGCAGCTACATCATTAAAAAATTCTTGCTCATTTTCTGAGAATCTTACAACTGCAGAAGCATCAGTTTTTGTTATGGTATAATTTTCGGCAGTACCAATTTGATTATCTGTACTTGTATAATGGTCCTTAAATACTCCAAGTCCTTTTTCTAAGCGACCTGTTCTTATATGACCTTTATCGAATGAAAGTACTTCGTAGAATGGTATGCCATCATCAATTCGCCAATTTCTAGTTAATACAGGTGTATCAGTAGCGAAAACAACAGGAACAGTTCTGTTTTCTTTATCCACAGAAGCCAAGTTCATACTTACAGCTTTGCGAATTTTTGAAATTTGTGTTTTAGTTGTAGTTTTGATTCAGCAGTTATTTTTTAAATCGGTGTAAAAATAATTTGTTTTTAAATAACACAAAAAAAAAGATATTAACACTATTTAGTATTCTTGTTAGTATCTTGGTTTTTAATTTGGTTTTCTGCGGCCAATCTATCAGCATCAAAACAAGGTAAACTATCTATAATAATGCCTAGTTTCTTAAACTCTTCCTGGTTTTTGCGTAACTCTTCTTTTACCTTATCAGGATCTAAACCATTTTCGCGTACAGCCTCTTCCCAAGACTTAAATCCAGCTCTTACTTCATCAATCATGGCCTTTATTTCCTTAACCGGATCTATCATTACTCTTCTAGGAACTGTCCACTGAACACCTACAGGCTGCAGGCCATATTTAATTTGTGCCATTAAGTCAAATTCCTTCCAAACCACATCAAGGAATCTAGGTATTAATGTATTCCACTGAATAGACTTAATATTTCTAGCCATTTCCATCCATCCCATCCTGCCGGAGCTGAAATTTACGTTACTTAAGTCACCTGTTAAAGCTTCATAAGTAATTCCATAACCAATGGCAATAGCTTGAAGGTTTTGCTTTTTAAAATCACCATCCTCTGAAACAGGTGGATTTCCAAAGGTAATTTGCTCATTTGGTTCTAAATATTGAATTAAACCAGGTGTCATGCGCTCATTGGCCAAAGCTCCTGCACTTTTTTGTGCAATAGTAGCACTTGGAGCACTTCCATTGGTAACAAATGCCACAAAACATGCTGCTGCTTGCATCCTTTCTAACTGAGCATCTTCATAGCCATCAAGTATTTTCAAACGATTCATGGCACTAACTCCCATAGGTACACCTCTGGTTTGTCCCGGCCTTAACTCTTCATATATATGAATAACTTCATTTGCTGGAAAATAATTTGATCTGGCAGTAAAATTATTATCACCAGGGTGTGTTTCCCAAAGCCAATAACCTAAAACTCTTCCATCATTGTCAAACTTCATACCATAATGCTCATTTTCTGAACCAAACCACAAACCATTATTGTGATTTTCATCATCAATAAAATCACTTTCTAAAACTTGCAATTGGAATGGCACCGGAAGCTTTTTGTTATATCTTTTACGGACAATCACTTCACCACTTTCTGCTACAGCTCTCATTATTAATTCCTGCAGGCCATAAATATTGTGCTTGCCATAAAAATCAATCATTGGTGTTAAAGCCCAATCTTGCCAAAGTTGAACATGCTTTTTACTTTCTTTTTTGGGTGTTGCTGTAATGCCATCACCTACTACATGGTTTTTTATTACATCAATAGCTCTTTTTGCGTAGGGATTATCGCGAACTAACTGCCTGCTTCGCTTTCTTAATAAGTGAATAGAATTTCCAACCTCAACTGTAGCGCTGGAATTGTTTGTGTGCCATCCTTCTGTTCTCCTACTCTTACTTGCAGCTTCATACTCGCGAATTTTGCTAACTTTAAACTTTGCCTCTTCGCGTTTTAAAAACCATGAAGGACTTACACTGTATATAATTTTATCAAGCCTATTCATTATCTGCAACGATTTAAGTAACCTTTATCAAAAGTAACGCTAGTTCTACTATCTGCTGTGGTTTTGGTAGAAAGTCCTAGATCTAATTCCATTTGCTTTTTTATTCTTTCCATATCAGAAAGGCTTCTATATTCCACCTTTTTATCTGAATATTCCACAATTAAAGCCCCTAGAGCAATAGCACTAGTAAGTGCTTCATACTGCTCCATAGTATATATTGCTGCCATTAAATAATTTTTTGTCAAATGTACTAATTATTTTAAAACAAAAAACCCTGCACAATTAGCACAGGGTTTTTTACATTTTTTAAAAATATCTAACCTAAAGGATTATGAAGGCAACTATAAGAACTAATCGGCTTCATGTGTAAAACATTGTAATCAGCTAAATTAGTAGAATTATACTTTGCCGCTAGAGAATTGCCAGGCCAATCAAGCACATCAAAAATTGGTTCTTTTTTGTCCAAAATGGCAGTTTCAATGAAGTTAAAAACTTTCTCTTCACGAACAATGATTGAAATGTTTACTTCATCAATTGCGTAATTTCTTACGATTGAATAAGTAACTTCTGTTGCCTGATCTACATCAGCAACGTTTACAGTAAACACATCATCAAATTTTTGCACAAGTTCCACCCCTGGTGGTGCTTTGGTTTTTGCTTCACTGTTGTGCACAGCGAATGTTAAAAAGCCTAAAAGACAAATTAACAACATACTGACTGATTTTTTCATAGTACAAATGTATTAATTATTTAATAATAGGACACAAATGTATAAAAAAAAACTAATCTTTATTACAAATGTTACCCACAAACTTATATCCAAGTTTCTTTGAAGCTCTTTTTGCTCCACGATAAACACTTGAATAACTTGCATAATCGGTGTACTTTTCAACACGTTCAACCTCTTTATTTGGAGGCCTGTGAGTAATTACTACGTTATGATTTATTCCTTTTTTTGACTTTAAAACTTCAAAGCCAACTGTTCCAATTTGATTCTTTTTTGCCATGATTTTATGTTTTTTGTTTAGACAAATGTAGTACCATTTTTTAAATTACCAAATTTTATTTATCCCAAAACTTATTCGGTTTTGGCTTTTGTTTTACATTTACTTCTGGTGCTTTACCATACGAACTTATAAGATCATCAAACATTTCATTTGTGAAATTATCAATTCCAATAATTGTGGCTGCTGCCCTGGCATAGTTTCTACAATCCAATTGCTCATTCCTTTTACCGGAAGGAAGCACCCAAGCTTGCACACTTTTACCCTTTTTATCTACTGTATATTTTAATTCCTCAGCAGTTAAATTTTTAAAGTGTGTTTCATCATATTGTGGGAAATGGCAATACCCATAAGGAACTATGCCATCTTTAATTTTCTGCTTAAGGAAGCCATATATTTCACCTTTTAAAACGCTAGAACCAACATTCCACAATTTTGTGTCACCTATTTTTTTACCTTCATAATTATAACTTACTGAAACAGGAGCCTTGATAATTGTATTTTGCTTGTCCTGCCCTTTTATTGGAACTACCTGAGTGCTGGAAAACCTATTACAAAAAGCATACACCATTTGCTGATTATATCCACTATCTACACACATAAACTTTAAAGGCATGGTGCTTCCATCGGCTCTTTTCCACTTTTCTGTTACAACCAGGGCCAAGGCATCCCAAATTTCAGATCCACTTGTATCTCCAATTATTACCCGGTAATCAATTGAATAAGTCACCATGTTTTTACACCATCCCACAATTTCAAGCTCAATCCTGTTTCCCTGAATATCTACACCTGCAGTTAAAAAAGCTACTTCATTTGGAACAATATTGAATCCGTAATCCTCCCTTCTATTGTACAATATTTCCCAATCAGGACTTTCACCACTTTCTGCAAAGGTTTCTGCAAGTATTGTATTGGTGAAAACTCTTAATTCATTTACATCTTTAAGCGCTTTCTCTTCATACTCCTTTACAATATCTGACCAAGACATCCATCCTAAAGGTGAATAAAGTGAATTTAAGTGATAGCCTCTTTTTGTATGTGAAATCTTTGTTTTATTTGTTGGCCTCCAATGTGCACCACTTTTTACGCTTAAGAAAACAGTCTTATACCTTTCATCAATCATTTTAAAACATTTCTGGCATTCGTACTTTACTGTTTCATACTTTTCCTTTTCCCACTTTAAGTTTTTAAACTCTAAATGCTGGAAGTGATTACAAAAAGGACAAGGAATAAAATATTTGCGCTGATCAGAATTAAGATAGTTTTTTTCGATATAACTATTGTCTTTAATCAAAGGTGTGCTCAATCCATAAAACTTTTTTCGCTCTCCAAACGTGGTTAAACGTTTCATGGCCAAAGAAATTGGACTTCCTTCACCATCTACATCATTTGGATAAGCATCTGTTTCATCACAAATAAGCAAACCTATGGTATTTGAACGAAGGGAACTTGCACTATTGGCACCACAAATTTTAATATAACCTCCAATAAAGTTTTTCTGTAAAATTGTATTGTCACCATCCCTTTCCTTCTGGTTTGCTATTTTACTTTTTAGGACTGTTGAATTTTCAATTAAGGAATTAAGCTTTGTTTTGGAAAAAACCTTTGCTACCTCAATTGTTGGCATAACATACATTATTGGCCTTGGACTATTTGAAATATAACAGCCCATAACATTTAAACCTGACTGTGTACCTGCTATCTGAACTCCCTTCATAAAATACACTTCTTGAATAGGACTTGATGGACTTAATGAATCCATTATTTCCTCCATGTAAGGTGTTTTGCTACTCCTATACTTTCCACTTTCAGCAGCTACATCAGAAGTTAAGGTAATATTTTCATTGGCCCACTCTGTTACAGTTTGAGAAATGTTAGGCCGAAGCCCATCCAAAAAGCCTTGAATAATATTCATCGTTTTTAATTACTTTATCGAAATCATAACCTCCATACACAATTCATTTGGTATTTTACTTCGGTCAAAACTACCCTTTTTGCCTTGCGTTCCTGTTTTTGAGCCTCTTGGTGCAGCCTCATGGTGACAATTTTTGTTCCCATTATGGCACATTGGCCTTGGTTTCCAATTTTCGTTATTAGTCCAAATATCTGTTGGCTTTGCTCGATTATCTCCATATTGGCAATACCACACTGTATGCCTCTTAAATCTTTGCATAAATGGCATTTTGCGAAGCATGCCTCTTGGATTCTCAATATAGAATATAAAATTGGGATTTAATTTTAGCCACTGATCGATCATTGCTATAAAATGTTGATTTACTCTATCACATTTAATAGCGTACTCACTTTTTGGCTCAATACTATTTGTTCTGTGTGTTGAACATGCAGCTATTGAATAAGTTGTGCAATCTGGTGAAAACCATCCCCAATCAGGAATAAAAGGAACATCTTCAATCTTCATATTTTCTACATCGCCAACATAATCAATATTCTCAAATGGCTTCCAATCGACACTAAAAACTTTCATTCCTAAACTTTCAGCAGCTTTTCCAATAGACCTGCTGCCTGCAAAAAATTCTACTCCTTTTAATTGCGCCATAATTTATAATTAAAATTTATCTTTTTATTTCAAAGTTTTCAATTCCACTTAATTTAAACAGACATTGATCAATGGCATTAGACAAAACAGTGATGGCCTTATGCCTACTTTCCAAACTCCCGGCAATAACTTCATCAATAATTTGCGAAGGAAGCGACTGAAACAAAAGCTTTATATCTGTGCCCTTATCGAAAAGCGCTCTCTGAACATCCATATATCCCACCAGCTCACCTTCCTTCTTTTTTAACTCCAAGGTTTCTTTTTGAAGTTTTACCTTCTGGATTTGTAAGTTTACTGCTGTGATACTATCAGTATATTCACCACCTTTTTTGGGATTACTTTTATCAAAGTCAGTTTTTTTGATTTTCTCAGTGATAGCCTTTGTTTCATCGGTGGAAGAAACAGACAAGCCCCAATCAACTTTATAGTTTTTTCTAAGGTTTTCTACAGCTAAATGTTCAATGATTTGCGGCCTATTGTTTTTAGGATTAATTACAATGCTTGATGCCTCAATGTGTCCTTTTTTTATGTAGAACCTTATAGCAGTATCAGAAACATCATACCTCCGGCCAAACTCCCTAAGTGATATCGGCTTAACTTCTTCATTCATACTTAAGGTATTTGTGGTTTTAATCTAATTAAATTGTTGGCCTCAGCTTCAAACCTTTTTAAAAAGAAGGCCATACCATCTGAGCTTGTTGGAAGTTGAACACCTTCATTCATTGCCATATCCCAAACGGACTGTGTCAATAAGCCTTTTACTTTTCTGCCTTCAAACATAGCTTTTTGATACTCACCTGTCTTTTTATACTTACCGCGAAAGGCAAAGAACGGAGCACCGCCACGATTCATAAGGAATGTACTATAAACTTTTTTTCCTGGTTGACCTCTGTAAACCTTAAGAATCAAACTATCTGCCTTTCTTGATGGCTTACTTTTGGTAACAATGCCTGCCTTTTTACTCCTAGTTATCTTTGTGGTAATATTGCCCTTGGTATATGTATTGTCAAAGTTACTAGCAGAAATCCTGTTTGAAACTCCTTTTACTTTTCCAGTTAAAGTATTCCTGTTTGACCTTTCAAACTCAAAACGATCACGAACCTGAAAGCCCTTCACTGTATAAACCTTTGGAATCTCCGTCACCAATTTTGCCCTGATATGTGTCAAAGTCCTATTAATGGACCGGCTTATGGCCAGCTTAATTTCTTTTTCATCTAACTGCTTGGTCAAATGTTCCATCTGCATCAAGGCACCGCGAACATCAATATTTAAGGAAACAAGAGGTGTGTACATTTTATCTGTGTTATTTTCTGCGACAAATATAAAACTAAAAAATCATATTGCAATATAATTTTAAAATATTGCAATATCAAATTCAGCCAATCGAAAACTTTCTGAAAATTGCGA